GGTACCCGCACACAGAACTCCAGTTTCAAGACCATAAACGGTGTAATGAGTAGCATCATCAAAGGTAACTACCCAAGTGTCACTCACCACACCCCCGGTGTCATCAACGGCTATGACTATACCCGCACCTATTCCACCACCAACTGTAACTGAGTCCAACAGAGTTACCGTAGCAGATTGAGCGGCGGCGGGATCGATTCCCCGGGCCAGTGCCAAGTTGTATGGAGTAAGCTCTTTAAAAGCACACTCCAGAGATGCAGATTCCCTGATCGGGAGGGACAAATCCTCCAGGAGAGGAAATCCTGATTCGAGTTTCCAATAATCGACATTGCCTGTGAACTTTGTGTTCGCAAGGGCACCAATCGACGCTGCCGCTAAAAGAACAGCAGTTGCAGTAGCTATGTTCGAAGCACTGTCTCCCACTCTTATCTGAGCAAGCCCTAACGGGACCGTCGAGGTATCTTTCGTAGTTGGACCACTACGTGCCATATTTACTACCTCCTAAATTAGTATTTTTCCTGTTAAGGATTGCTTGGCGCAAGTCCCTTTGTGGGACTTCTTAAAATAAGATTGCTATGAAATATCAGGGTGATCATTAATTCCATGTTCAACTTTCTCTGGAATACCAGGAAAGAAATTCAACGTATTTACGTAGCCACATGATCTTCGTGTGCATTTAAACATTAAACTCCCATAAAAAAGTATATCCACAATAGTTTCGTTTCTACCAGGTATTTTCCCAAATCTAAAATGCCAAACTCCGTTTGGCTTTCTCTCTAAAAGCTTTTTACCACACTTTTCACAGTAAATGAAACTGGTCTTTTCTCTTTGTCCGGGCATTAACCTTTTGCCCCCCACCGCAGAGAAGCGGTAATGTATCGAAACTTTGTTCCATCGTCAGCCACATAATTGGTGGACTCATGTCTCCCAAAGGGTAAAAGTATCACAGCAGCCCCTATCTTCCCCCAGGCTGCGTTGTAAAGATCAATGCGTGCCAAACCATCTGTTTGGGTAGCATCTACCAAATAGGCCATAACCTTGTCTCTCAAAAGGAATAAATTTACAGCCTCCGGATCCTTGCGGCTGTATAAATAAAGGGTAAAGCCCATTTCAGCCAAGGTGTCCATATTTGAAGGATCAAAAGATACAATTACCCACTGGTCGACCCTGGTTGCCAAAGCAGCATACACATCCTGGTAGCTCTTATCGAAGTCCAAATGAATGGACCCCGCCGTGTACAGAGAATCAACAAGGTATTTCTTTAGCGAAGTGGTTATGTTCGCAAGCTTTGCTGTTTCATCTAGGGCCACGGTTTAACTCCTCAAGCAAATCAGAAAGTACAGGACAGAGCGTTTCAACAACATAATCTCTGGCTACTGCTTCAATTTCATTTTCCCCGTCATACTCAACCGTTGACCTGTCTAAAAACCACTTCAGATGAGTCAGCTCCTGGGGAGTAAACTCAATTCCCACCACAACTTGCTTAACTGTTACACCTAAAATTTTCATACATCAAACCCAGCCAAATCATTTTTATGCTTTTTCAACCAGGCATCTGCACCTGATGAAGCCATCTTCTCCTTATTCTCCCTCTCAAACTTATCTTGCCAACCCCCCTCCCCCTTAGCCTTTTCAAATTTCGGTCTATCCAGTACGGCCCCCTTCATAAATTCTAAGTCCGTTTTCTCTCCAGCAAATTTTCCACCAGCCTTCCCAAGATTCTTTCTAAGGTCTTTGTAGTCATCCTCAAGGGAGTCATTTATTGCTTTAGCAAAACCAGGCAAATATTTAGTAGCAAATTGCTGGAAAGTAGGAATAAAAACAGGCCTTGGAGGTTGACCACCAGAATAGTGTGTGGGATTAGTTCCAAACTCATTCCAATATGCATACTGAGAAGGGTACATTGTTTTCGATGTAGCTCTCCCACGCATACCAGAAAAATTGATCTTGGGGACCCTATCACGGCCAACTATACCAACGCTACGCCCAGCCTCTCCCCTACGCTTTTGAACACCAATTCTGCTCAAAATGGTACCTGTTAACTGCCACTGACCTAACCCACTTGAATACTTTTCTTTTTCAGCTGCGTAGTCCGAACTTAATGAAGGCCACTGAACCGGAAGGCTTCGTCCACCGGTTTCAATATTACCAATAAGTAAACCAGCAATCATTTTACAAGTAGAGGCTGTGAATCTAGCGCCGCACTGCACACCATCAGCCCTACCATCTGCAAAAGAAGCAAAATGGTACCGGCTCTTCCCCACTACAGCTCCAAACATCGAAATCTTAGATGCAAATTGACCCAAAGGTTGTCTGCCCAATGTAAGAAGCCGTCCAGTTGTTCGAGATCTTGCCATAGCTACACCCAATATTCTTCAGGAACCGGTAACTTTCGACCTGAAGGAAAAAAGACGTGCTTTCCTTCAATAGTTACTGCCACAACAACCTTACCACCAACGAGAACGTCGTGCTCCCCTTGAGAGTAAGTCTTCTTCTTCAACTCTTTAGCAATCTTGATCTTATCTTTCCGGGTCAACTTTTTCACACGCCCCTCGTGTCCTCAGACAAAACACAGGACCACACCCCATCAAATTTCCTCTTCTCAACAAAATCCACCTGAAAAAACTCAGTGTCTGAAATCCACACCCTGTCTAAGGGTTTCACCACATAATAGGAAGAAATGAGCATCTGATTATCCAAAATGTCGTATTCCAAAAAATCTTTGGGTTCCACAGCACCCAATCTGGTACCAAAAAATCGCTCAGTAAGGAGGACGGGAACATCAGTGGCCACACTCGGCCAAGTTATAGCCCGCTTATAGTTAACATCCCAACCAGCTTTGGTTGGCCGCTTTATCGTAACTACCTCATTACACTTATATAAAACTGTGTTGTACCCAATAATCTTGTTTTCAAATAACTCACCGGTCTTGTTCATAACCAAAAATGTTCGACCATCAACAGTAAACTCAATAACATCCCCACCCACAATTACGGTGTTGTACGCAAGGTTGGCTTCCAAAAAGAATTCACGAATAAAGGGCTTCGTCACCTGGCGGTTTACATCAAAATCAAGGTACTCCCCAGTCGACGTAGTCCCATCCGGACTGTAAACCTTAATCGCAGTCCCTACTTCTGAATAAACTTCTTCTAAATCCACCCCGATGCTCATGTCCCTAAGCTTCTCCCAAGAATATTATAAGTAAATGTATTCGCAATGTAATCCGGGAATGAAATACCGCCAGCAGCCGCAGGAAAGGACTCTGGATTCTCTTCAACCGCATGAAGAAAGTCTTCGTCCATCTTCTTCAGCAACGCAAGATAGTGATCAAACCTCTGATTAAGATTTATCTGCTTATACTTAAACTTATCAGCAGATTGAATCAAAAAGATTTGGAGAATATGCCTTTTCCCTCTTTCGATTGTCCAGTACGATTTAAAAGAATCAGTAATTGGATAGGCCCACTGGAGTTCCGCGAGTGTCTTGTCGCTGGCCTGATCAAACGCATCATCTGCAACCTTGGAAGCAAGAGTACCCATCTCAACAGAGATTTGGTCTGTAAAATCAGTGAGATCAGTTACCGCCATTTCACTTCTCCGTCTTGGCCAACTTTGCCCTTAATGAGGTGGCTTTGGCCCTAACCTTGGCCTTGACCTTCTTTGGTACAACTGAGTTTAATTTAACCGGTTTTGGTTTAGCTGACTTTGCTACAATAGACTCAGGTAAAATCTTAAGTGTCCCACGTTTCAACTTCAACTCATCAAGGATAAACTCAGGAAGTGTTTCCTCTGTTCCCTCAAAAACAGTGCCCATTGAAATCAACCCACCTGGGAACCTGTCGCTCATTGCTTTATTTTTCAAAGTGCAGGTAGTTATAACTTTCATGTACTCTCTCCTTAGAGATTATACTGCATTTCTTAAATTTAAAGTAAAAGAGCCCGCATAATGCAGGCTCTTTGTTATTCTACTCTGCAATGTACTCCTTAGTACACTGTTAATTTATAAGACGTATCCGGATGGTACAATACCGGGAGTCCTTTGTCTTGAACACGCAAATACACACCTTCTGGATCCCACTGATCCTTTGTATCCGCAAACATACCCCAATTCCTGCCAAGACCATGAGGAGCTTCCATGAATTCAGCTATGGATTCTCCACCAGCATTGTCAGCAAACATAAAAAAGACATTATTCGGAATGAATTTTTTCCGCATAATGATCTTGTCCTCACCGGCCTTAAATGCCAAAGCAGGACCTGCTACTACCTGAACTGTCCCAGCTTCCACATCCACTGCCTCTATGACTTCATCTTCCCAAACATTGACTGCACTCATGTCTACAAAGCGAGCAGTTCCGCCCACCTCAAAGTCCGAAGCGTCATCAACGTAACATACATAGGAAGCCCCACCACCAGCGGCCACGTTTGTAGTCAACCAACCAGTGATCTCAAACATCTCATCATAGATTGTAAGCGGCCCGACACCCAAAAGGGTACCAATGACCTTGGATGGGTTCTGAAAGAGGTCCCCATTCCCAAAAGCACTCTTTGTAAGCAGGGCTTGAATCGAAGCCTTCATGAGAAGGACTTTCAGCAATTCGCTATTGCAAACTGCATGATTACTTTGAGAAAGTGAATCTTCAGATATAATCAGTTTCCCAGCAAAAATATCTTCAACGGGTGTTGAGTCAGCGTGTGTGACATTCCAACAATCATTGCCCGTCAATGTTACCTGGTGCGTAGCCGGAACCCCATAACTGACACTGATTCTGGTTCCACCCTTCTGAACATAAGAAAGGGTCCCATTTATCAGCATTTGAGACATCATCCACTCACGCCTACGATCACATCTGAACCGAAGTTTTCTTGACCCACGCGACAGCTTTCTTTCTGCTGTCTGATAGGTTGCCCATGTTCCGGGCTCCCGGAGGTTGTTCAAGAACTCTTCGTCGAAGTACATCTTTTCTTTCCAATAAGCAGCCTTCGCACTGGCCTCCCCAATCCCATCAATTCCCACCATAGGGGCAATCGAACCGGGAGCAACAAACGGCGTCATTCCAGCGGAACCGTACTCTATCTCCCATTTAATGGCGTCAGAGTCATACGGCTGAGTAGGAAATAAACTTGAGAAGAACATGGAAGGCGCCCTGTCAAATTTACTGATTAGTTTATTTAGCGTTACCAGCTCAAGAGCTGATATGCCTGCAGAACCTTTCATCTTGGCACCTCCTTTACTTTAATATCGTATGCTGACCATCATCTACAGTCCCGAGGGCAGTAGCTGCGGCAGCATCGAAGTTGACCAGGGAGTTTGTATAAAGAATGGCGTTACTAACCAAAACCGGGGTAATTGCTCCCTGAGCATCTTCCCCTACACCGGTGTCAATGTCCTTATCCAGGATGTACTTCGCTGTAGACAGTTTGCCTGCAGCCCCAGACTCCACATAACAACAACAGGCCTTGGCCACAGTGTTATTGGCCGTAGCTATTCCTGTCGTGAAGGTAATAATTGCGTAATGGGAATAGGTTGTTCGATCAATGGATATAATCGCCCCACCATTCCCGTATTCGCCGCCACCATCGTTGTTGGCCAGGATCAGATCGTCTGCCACTGCAAACTTGTAGGAATCCTCCATGGTCACGTTGATAACGTCTACACCGGTAGCAACTTCTGCAAGGGCAAAGGCCCTACCGACATCACCAACATCAAAGAGAGTTGTTGCACACGGCACCAACTTCCCTATATTTCCGGCAGCCGAAATGTTCTCAGACAGTATCGTACCTGCCCTAAGAACACCGTACCCAGCCTGAACCGACTTATCTTTTATGAGGGCAATCTCTCGAATTGAATAATATAGAGCTTTGTGACCTGGTAATTCAGGCCCCCAATTCAATTGAGGAGTACTTCCCCCTAGAGCTCCGCTTGCCATAAGGCTAACCTCCTATTTAGTAAAATGAATTACTGAACCGCTGCGGGTGCCTGGCCAACATAGCCCAACATCCTATCCACGATGGTATCTGACTTCATCTGCTCAGGCAGGGTTGAACCCTCAGCGCCCCTGAGTGCGACACCAAATCCCTCAACCTCTTGGTTATTCTGAACTTCCCAATCAGTAACCTCATCAGCAACCGCTTTGGTAAATGCATCCTTGTCAAAAACGTCGTCAGCCATAAACTTACTTCTGGTGACTTGTTTCTTGACTTTTGGGTACAACCACTTGGGCAACCCACTCTCAGACAGTGCAGTCAACCAAATGGACTCAGTCTGAGCATCCAGGTCAGTTTCCCTCCGAAGAGCATCCTGTTTTTCCAAAGCAAGAATTCGATCCCCTGTCTCAGTGAGGTCTTTTGAAAGTCCCTCTTTCTCCGAAGACAAATCGCCTATCTGCTTATCCTTTTCATCCAGTTGAGTCTGAAGTTCCTCAGTCGCTTTTGCTAACGCAACCTTAGTAGCTTCCGCCACGTTGACCTCAGCGGCCTCATTGGCCTGAGCCATGAGTGCTTCATACTCCTCTGGAGATTCTTTCTTCAACTTATTCAAATCCATACTGAATCCCTCCATTTTGTCAGTTATTTGAACATGATCAGACCTAATATTCTCCACTTCTATATCAACGTGCTGTCCACTCAAAGAAAAGACCTGCGCCGTGGTCTGATCATCATAACCGAACACACATATTGAACATTCTTTGTACTCTGTTTTTCTCCACACCGTTCCCGGACCTTTAAGGGTGTGACCATTTACTTTGACAGATTCTCCCTCTTCCACATGCTCAATAACAGTGGGCCGTCCAGAGATTGAAGCCTGATAAGGAAACCCTGCGGTCGCGTTCTCTATAAATTTAACTGCGTCCTCTGAATCCAAAAAGGTGGTGTTCTTTTCGGTAAAGATCAGCCCCTCACCCTCTTTCACAGTAGGTTTCTTACTAAACCCCACCTCCCTAGTGGTTTCATGGTCTCTCAGAATAGGGAACTTGGCTTTATTGAACTTAATCCCCTTCAAGTCGATGGCTAAGTTGTTCCAATACCAATGCCCCTTTATGATGCCCCCTGAGTAGCCTACCATCTTAAAATGTGCTGGCTGTCCCTCTTTCGGAGCTGCAAACTCCATGGTGTGCTCCATGGGGTCCATAATGTGAAGGGCATTAACATCTATCTTAATTTGTTCAGACTTTTCTATTGTAGGTATAGTCATTACTACTTCCCCCCGTCACTCTTAGCCTTAGTAGTCTTCTTAGGCTCAACTTTTTTCTTACTATCAGCTTTCTTTTTAACATCTGCCCTACTGGGCTCAATCTGTTTTTCTTGAATTGATTCCGCATCCGCAGTTAAAATCAATTCAGGCAGTTCCATTTCCTCTTCAGCAGATCGATATCGTAATCTTCGGTATCCACTAAAGCCCATTCTTTTGGCCACGCTTTCTCTGGGGACCCCCAAGGTCTCAACAACTGAACCATGCTTGGTCCCGAGCAATCCTTTGGCCGTGACCTCAGCATCTGATATTTCAGAGGTTGGAAAATCAATCGAGATCAACTTATGGGGGGGCGACTTAGCCCAACGAGTCAGTGGCTCTTTATCCTTATCAAACCCAATAACTTCCTTCCGTTTGAATGTAGTTGGGAAACTTGTTGCCGCTGAATGTAGGAAAAAAATTGCCCTCCAGAAATCAAATATTAAAAAGCGTTCAAAGTATGCAATTTCATCCCTGATTCTGTCTGCTTGAGGCCCTCTTGTGGCCTTAATACCAGCAAACGTAGACCCAGAAGATACTCCGGTGACCATATCTTCAGGGCGGTTAAGCCCAGAAACAACCATACGAAGAATGTCTGTATCTGTCCCTGAAATGGACGAGAGCTGTGGATTTACGCACTCAACTTTGGTTCCCGGAGGAACCATGAGTGTGCCACCAGGCGTTTTCGCTTCCATCAATCCACAGGAGGCCTTCTCCGTTTCAGTCATGGCCAACCAAACTCTAAAAGCTTTAATGTCTTCAAAGGTGACTATCCACAAGTAGGCCCCGGACGATTTCTTATGATCTATTTCATATTTCTTAAGGTCTTCATAATAGTTCAACCACTCCAGGGTGGTTCTTATATGGGAAACATTGCGAGGAGTTAGGTACCCTTTATTCCAAGAAACAACAAAGGAGCTGAAACCTCCGAGGTTTGAGTACGGCTTTCCTGATTTCTTCGGATATACAATCTTTTTCCCTTTAAGACTCTTAT